AAGCATTAGTTTCACTTGTCGAAGCGTTAGACTCTGATGTCGCTGCATTAGTAGCACTAGTCGCAGCAGCTGTCGCACTGTTAGATGCGTTGGTTGCTGATGTACTCGCATTAGTTTCTGATGTACTTGCATTAGACTCAGAGGTTGCAGCATTGGATTCTGATGTAGCAGCGTTTGTTGCTGAAGTAGCGGCAGCAGTCGCACTAGTTGCAGCTGCTGTTGCAGAACTAGCAGCATTGGTAGCAGACGTCGTGGCTGATGCCGCATCTACTATTAAATCATATTTAGAACTGTTTGCATTAGTTGTTAAGGGTTCACTACCAGATGATGTATGTGCAGCATTAACAAAGAATATATTACCTGTTGATGTATCTTTAACTAGATCTCTAACTTGATAGCTAGTAGAAGCTGCCCAATCACCTTTAAACGTACCTAGTTCCTGTTCAGCTAATAAAGCTGTTGCGTCTGCATTAACAGATAATACTCTATTCGCTACTAACTCAGGTAGGTCTACATCAAATCCTGTAGTTGTGGTAACTGGATATTGGAGTGTTCTAGCAAACTGTTCTTCTAACTGTTGCAACATAGCAACAATCTTATCTAGTTCTGTATTCAGGGTTTGGATAGGGAAGTTACCAGATACTGGAAAGTCTGATAATCTCTCAATCGCTAAATCTCTAACAATCGTAATACTATCATTTAGTGTAGCTCCTGGACTACCTAAAGTAATAGATCCCCCACCAGTTACACCTGCACCAGTAACGCTGTATTGTGATGCAGATGATGGTGAGTTGTTGTAAGTAAGGAGTGTCGTACCATTGTAAACTTTTAAATCGGCAACATCAAAAAACTCAAAATTAACAGCAAAACTAGTCTGTCCAGACGTAGCTGTATATTGGACTCTAGGTGTTGTATCGCTTATTTGAAGTGCCATTATCTTATACTCTTTTCCAATCTATCAAAGATACCATCTAAATACCATATATTTTGCAAAGGTAAAGACCTTCGTATAGCTCTAGCAGTAGTATAGTCATAATTACCACTTCCAGTATCAATCATAATTTCATACATATTAGCAAGTAAACTGCCACTAGGTCCAATTAATCCCATCTTTTGTTTAAATGTAGAATCATAAGGTTTACCAGCACCTAATGCTGGAGCTATACCTAAATCATTATTACTCATTACTTCTATCATTCTATTTACATCACTAAATATACCAATAACAGCTGATCTATCTATAGCACTAGCAATTTTATCTCCTAGTTTCTTTTTAGAATAATCTCTATCAAATGCTTTAGTTCTAATCATATCAACCATAGCACCTAATCCCACTAAGAATAGTACACCTGTAAAGAAATTTTGATCTCTTTCTTGCAAACCTCTCATTAATATTGCTTGTGTCGCACCCATACCAAATTTTTTAAATTGTGATAATAGTCCACCTACTTGTGTATTCATCCATAATGGTACATCACCCTTATCTGGTGTTACTATAGTAGTTCTAATTTCTTTTCTCAGAGCATTTCCAAATGCTTCTGCTGCTGCTCTATCTTCCCATAAATCTGATCTAGCTATTCTATTATATTTAAATCCACCTGTTTCTTGTGCTTTATCTCCTAATCCAAACTTTTGATATTGCTCATATATTCTTTTAGCCATATCTCTGTTTATTCCATTTGTTGTTAGCTTAGCCATATCTTTTCTACTAATACTGCCTTTAACAAATTTTTCCGATAATTGTATAATTTTAGTTCCACCTATAAATGATGATGCAGATTTCATTCCTGTATTCCAAACATTCATCATATTAACAAAGGTGAAATATATCGAGTTCATTTGAGATGTAGCTCTTTCTATAGAGTTCATTCCAAATACTAAATCATCTACATTTCCTAAAATAGATGCTCTACTAGCAAACACCATATCTAATGCTTCTCCAACCATTTCAGCTTCTTTCTTAGATAGCTTTGCTACTTGCTTATACATACCACTTGTAGCTGTTTCAAATAATTGACCAAATGTATTCTTTAATCCATTTTGCATTATCAATCTAGCCATGTCAGGAGCAGCAGATAAAAATCCTGATAAAAAAATCATATTGTTTGCATTTTTAATAGTTCTAATTCCAGCAGGAAATGCACCACTAGGATCAGCAGGTAGTCCATATGTTCCTCTAAGTAAATCTCTCATAGCTTCCAAATCTCTTAATTCATCATTTCTTTGTTGTATTAATTTTTCTCTTAACTTTGGTCTAGTTGCTTTAGGTGCTTTAGTATTTATGTAATTATCCCATTCTAATCTAACTTCTGCTAATCCAGGTCTATATCCTGGACCACGTATACCCATCATAGACACATCACCAAATGTTTTGGCTATTTCAATATCAGGCATAATAGAATTAAAATATTGTTTCATAATCAAACTAATATCATCTTCCATATAACCTCTAGCTAATAAATATTCATCATCAAAATTCCATACTCTATTACGTAAATGTTTAGATACACCAGATGCTTGAAAAGCATACTCTAAATCAAATGTATCATCTTTACCTATAGGATTTTTTGGTAATTTGTTAAAAGGCGTTGATGTAATAATATCATCTACTATTTCATCTAGTTCTTTAGCAGATACTTGTATTCCTTTATTATGGAAAGATACTCTTAAATCTTCTTTAAATTTTTTAATATTTTTTCTAATTAAATCTTTTCTCCAATATCTAGGTAAATAATTTCTACGTAATGGACCTGTTTCATTTATAGTATTTAATCTACCTTCTTCTTCTTTTATTCTTTTTTCTATTTGGTCTAATGTGTACTTTTTACCTTTTTGCTCTGTAGTTTTTTGACCACTACTTTTCATTCTATCTCTAGTCTTTTTTAAACCTGCTATAACTACTTTAGAATACAAACTAAATAGTTCTTCTGCATCTGCTTCTCTACCAATTAATGTAAAAAAGTTTGTTCTAATTTTTCTTGCTGCTTCTACTATTTCTGGTGCTAACTCATCTGCACCAAAATTTTCTTTAATTAATGCTTTTGTAACTTGCCTTCTAAATTCTTGCTCAGACATAATATCATTTGTCTTAAAACGATTGACTGTTCTATTAACTAGGTTGGGTTTACCGAGTCGTTTTTCTGTATAAAGTCTTTCTAAATATTTTTTAAATTGATCTTTTACTAATCTAACATTTTCTACTACATACAAATTCTTTCTAGCTATCCTAGATTCTATAGATTGTGTAGTTTCTATACCTTTTAAATTTTTCTTTTGAATTAACTTAGTATCTAACATATCAGTAACTAACTCTCTCATAGTCAATACTGGTGATTTAATTAATCTAAATACAGGTGTGAGTGGTGTATTTTCTATACCAGTTAATGTATTAACAAACTCCTCATCAAATAAATCATCATTATAAGATCTACCAGTAGCATTTGAACTAGCACCAGCACTTTGAGGTTCCATCTTTTTATTAGGTTCTGTTATTCTAGTATCAACATCAGCTTCATCTATAGTTTTTGCAGAAGCTACTTCTGATTCTTTTCTATCAGCACGATCCATATTTTTATTATGTTTGGCTGCTGCTTCCGCACCGTCTTTATTTCTAAGTCTGCTAATACCAGATAAAATACCTGTAGTAATTGCTGTACCTATAGGTACTTGATATGTTAATTGTGTTTCTCTGTTATTATCTATTGTTTGTTTATACAATTCTTCAGCAGCAACTATTCCTGTAACTTTCTTTATATTCAATGCTCCTGTAGCAGTTCTCATAGATTTAGCACTAAACGCAAATAAACTTACAGGATCTAATATTGCACCTGTCAATCTACCTAAAAAATATGCACCAGGGTTCTGTGATATTAATTGATTTTCTTGTTTTAACTGTTTAATCATATACCGAGTTTCTTCTTTGCTACTAGATGATTTAAAATAATCTATGTTAGCTAAATACGGTTTTAATTCTTCATCATAAAAAGGTGAGTATTCTGGATCTTCTTCAAACTGTTTGTTTCTTTTAATAAATGTAGAATATGACAACGCTACACTGTTTTCATCAGCAAAACCTTTTTGTAATCCTTCAAGTTTTGGTCTAGCAAAAAAATTACTTATAGATGATTCAGGTGTAAGATTCTTAGGTCTATTTGCTTTTATAAAACCTTTATATGTAACATTACTCATTACTCAATTTTACCAGTAATGCTAGATGTTTGCTTTTCTAAGTAATCAATAATATCTTCTGTAGATGTCATTAATCTCATCCCTGGATAATAAACACTATATAAGAAATTTTTTAATCCTCTTTCTTCTATACCTAATCTTTCAAACATAGGTAAATCTGGTTGTTTATCTAAAAACTTATCTATAGCATTACCAATAACAGATTCTCTACTAAATAATTGACCACCAACTACTAGTACATCATCTGGTCTAAAATATTGTGGATCATCTATATCACCATCTAACTCTGATCTATTACTATTAATAAATACTTCTTGATTTAAATTATATCTATAAACGTCAGTACCAGGCTCTCTAGTAAAAAATACACCTTTATTATCAATAGCTATTTCATACGCTCTGTTTAAATCAAAATCTACACTTTGTTCATTTTGTGTATTCATATCTTTTATGTATAAATCTGGATAGGTATCTAGCATATATTTTTTAGTGTACTTTTTTTCCATATCCTTAATTCTGTTAAAGAAATGTACTGCAACATACATATCTTTATCTGCTTTGTTGTCGTAAGGTATTTTATTGTCTACTGGATCGTAAACTAACTTTGCTCCACCACCAGGACTTTGATATGAACTAATACCAAAGTTATTATCTCTTAAAAATCTTACAGCTCTAGTCAATGCCATTTCTTGATTCTTTTTTATTTGTGATTGTAATAACTGATCATCTTTACCTGCTAACCCAAAATCAACACCAGATTTTTTTAATTCTAATATATATTGATTTTGTAATTGTGATTCTACTACAGGATCTATTTGTATTGCATTAGCTGCTTCTAGTGTTCCTTCTGGCGCTAATACAGTAAATGGATTTAATATTCCCATTACTATTCTTTGACTTTCAGGAATGTTAAACAAATCAGTATAAGCATCTGTTTTATTTTTTCCCATAAACCAATCCATTAATGCACCAGGTCCATACTGAGTACTAATATCTTCTAATATTTTTCCTTCTATAACTTCTGTTGTTACATAAGATAGATCATTGTCTGCTAAATATTGATTAGCAGCTTCCATATCAAAAGGTTGTTTTTTATTATTTCTAAATTCTTCTATCATTCCTCTTAATGAACCTATTTCTGTTATTATAGCATCTCCAAAAAGATCACTATTTCTTGATCCATCTAAATATTGAAAAAACTCTGACGTTTCTCCAAAGTTTTGTGCAAACAATTCTTCAGCATTATTTCCTTTAGCTACTCTATAAAATCTAAACACGTTGTTAATTTGTTCTAAATCTGTATCTGTTATTTTATCTTTCATTAATATAGCATCCACACCAGCAAACACTTGTGCTGCATCTGGAGGATATATTCCATTAGCAAGATTTTTTTCAAAATTAGCCATTCTAAATAAATTGTATTTTTCTAATTCTATTTGATTTGTTGTTTTAAAATTATCAATTTTTGCTCCATAATTAGGATCTATATTTCTATCAGAAACTAATTTCATATATTCATTAGTAGTTAATGCCTGAGTACCATTCATATTAAATAAATATTGGTTTAACTCTCCTTCTCCTAATGTTACACCTCCACGTGTTTCTACTAATGTTTTTAATGTAGGACCAGGTACAGGCATAGTTCCATTATTTTCTTCTTTAATCTGTGCTAATACTTTGTGTATATTTGAAGCTCTAATAGAATCATCTAAAACTTTTAATGTTAATTCAGGTCTTTGTGAAAAATATTGATTACTTGCTAGTTCTTCTAACATAACACTAGGATTAGCTGATATTGCTTTAAAAGGATTTGTTTTATACTCATTAATATAAGCAGCTCCCATATCTTCAATTACTTTTGTTAAAGCTATATCTGATTGTTCTATTTTTTCACTTTCTAAATTTAGTAACCTATCTGTTTCTGTTACAAACTTTTTATCAATTTGAGCTACTTGTTCATCACTTAATCCATTCATTTCTCTTGAATCTGGATTTTCAATAAAATCTTGTCTTAACTCATTTATTAATGTTTTAGCTTCTATTAATTCATCTGCATTTTGAACTGCTGTATTATTTTCAAAGTCTATAGATCCAATTATAGATTTAGCATCTGCTATCATTTTTTCTGTTGTAAAATCTATTTGTAGTAATCTTACATTTTCCTCAATCATAGCAGGTGTAATTTTTAATGGTTTTAATTTGTTAAGAGATTCATAGTTTTTAGCTATTCTATTTATATTAGGAGTTACAACATTATCATAATGAAGTCTTATTAATTGTTGTTGTGTTTCTAAATCTTGTGGATGTTGTTTTATAATTTGATCTATATAATTTGATGTTTCAGACAAATATTGTTGTTGTAAATTTCCTGTATCTGTTAATAAATTGTTGTATTTAACGTCATTAGCATAATCTTTAACTAAGTTAATATTTTCAGCAAAAGATATATCTAGTTTATTAGTTACATAATTTGCAAATCTAGCAGGTGCTTCACTTAATAAAGAATCTTTATATGTAAGTAACTTTTGTTGTAATCCTACTAAATCTGGATTTGGACTATTAAGTTCTTTCCTTGTTTCTTCTGCTATAAAAATAGATGAGTTTTTATCAAAATCATTTTGCCATTCTTTATCCATTATATCAGCTTGGAATAAAGTTATTTTTTCAGCAGTTTCTGCTAACTTACCACCTATCTGTCCAAGACTAGCTGTATTAGCTGACACAACTCCAAAAGAGTTTTCTAATTGTGTTCTTCTTACACCTCTACTTAATTCTTGTCCTCTTTTTAATGCCATTATCTTTGTAACCCTGCTCCTAATACATTACCAAATCTAGCCATACTTTCTCCTGGACCAATACCTTGTGTTCTAGTTTTTGGTGCTGGTTTATAATATTTATAATAGTTCCAACCATTCATAGCATAACTAGATACATCTGCTATTGCATTATATGCAACTGATTGTTGTTCTATTTTAGAATTAATAATTGCTTGGTCATATTTAGAATTAGCAATTTTTGCATTTAATCTAATTGTTTTAATATCTTTAACTGCATTAGCAACTACATCTTCTTGAATAGATAAAAAACTTCTACTGTCATCTAATATTCCAGCAGCTCCTGCTATAGCTCTATTTGCAGAAAGTGTTTCATCCATTACACGCCTACGTGCATTTTCATCTTGTATTGCTCTTAACTCTGCGTATTTTTTTTCATCTTTATATCTTTCAATGCTTTGATTTAAAGCTGAACTTGCAGCTCTAGCTTGAGCTATACTGCTTACTGCTCCTACTCCTGCTGATATTAATAATGCTGTTTCTACGCCCATCCTAGTATACTACCTCTAATGCTACACCCAAAACTTTTAAAGGCAAGGGTGCTGTTTGTGTTATCTTTAATGTAGGCTCTCTATCATAACCTAAAAAGAAAAACTCTTTCTTTCCTGTTACTTTAGCTACTGGAGCTGCTACATCAAAAGCTACATCTCTAATAACTAAACTTTTAGCAGTATTATCTGCTGCTTGTAAAGCTACATTTAAAGAATCTGATAAGTCTATAACTGCTCTAGATATACGCTTTATCTGACCTGTCAATGGACCAGTCTGTACTTCTCTATCTATTGGCATTGTTTCAAGACTAGGTTCATAGTTAAATCCTACTATTACACCAGCACTATGAGCCACATCAAATGTAATGGTATCACTAGCTGATGTAGTAAATGATCCTAATGAAAACGTACCATCAACAGCATTAACAGTTTCTTCTGTTAAATGAGCTGGACTGTTATGGACACGACCTGAAGTAATAGTAATTACAGCGTTATCAGCAGGTGAAGAATCTAATGCCTGATCTAAAACTATAGTATGACCACTAGCTGTAGCTGTAACTGTTTGTATTTCATAACTACCACTAACTCCAGCAATAGTAATAACATCACCAGTATTTGGTGCAGTTGTATATCCATCTACATTTAAACTTGTACCTGTTTGACTAGCACCATCTACTAATGGTGTTCCTTGTTGATTAACTGTAGTAGTCGCAGAACAATCTAATGTAAGATCATCCTGTTCAGCAAACTTTTCTAATGTATATACAGTTCCACCTTCTAGTTGTCTTTTAACAACACAAAATAAATTTTCATTTAAAGCAGTAATACTTGTAAACTCATCTCCAGCCTTAGTACTCCACAATGTCCAACCAGCTATCTTCTCTGCACGTACACTATGAAACAATGCTAGTGTTCCGTCATTGTTAGTAAAGAAAGCAAACTGTTCTGGTCTAGTTGTTGTACCAGTTATCATAGTCATATCTACTGGACCATTAACTAAATGAGATGCTAGAATAGATATAGAAGTAGAAGCATAAGCATTTTCTACATCACTAAATAAATACTCTCTAATCGCCTTACCATTTTTCTGTGCATACAATGTTGCACCATCAAAGATAATAGGCTTTGCTCTACTACAACCATAAGGAGTTTGTCTAAGGAATGTAATATTAGCTGGTGTAACAGCAGAAGTATCTGTAGATGTAGGAACAAAATATTCACCACCATCTGTTAATACCTGTAAATTTCTAGAAGATACTAAATGTCTAATCTCGTTTACTCTATCACCAGATACAAATACATTAATAGCTTCATCTGCAAGTCCAGTGCCTACATCAAAGTTAAAATATCCACCTACCTGTGATGCTATTACAGCAGCAGGAGCATCTCTTACTCCAGCAAAATATAATCTGTTATCATGAAATGTAACAGCTTGAGGATATCCTCTTGGTGCAGATATTAATTCTTCTTCCCAATTTGCATGAGGTCCAGCACCCCCAGATACTGTTTCAATAATTGTTCCTGTAACTACAGTAGAGGAAGTATATCCTGTAATCTTAATTTGAGATCCATCTACTTTAATATAATGATTTACATAATCTGTTGTCCATATAGGAGAAGATGCTGTTATTGTTCTTCCTGTACCTGTAGAACTAGTAGATAAAGTAACTGTTACCCCAGCATCAGCATATTTATAAAAGGGAGCATGAGTCTTATATGCACCAGATACCACAACATCTTCATCTATTTCAAATGCAAATTCTGTAACTGTAAATGTTGTAGCACTTGTTCTTTTAATTTGTATTGTAGGATTATTTCTATGTGTCATAAAAACTGTATCTCCAAACTGAGCAAAGTTTAGTTCAAATAACTGAGCTGTAGTCCAGTTACAATTACTAGTTATGTTTGTTTGTATAGCTGCACCATCAGAATCATAAACATCTAATCTATTATTAGATAAAACAAATACTGCTAGTTCATCATTAGAAAATATAAATGGTATAACTCTTGATTCTCCTGGCAACGTAGCTTTGTATGTAGTTCCAGGTCTACGCATAATACCACCTTCATCTAGTAAATACCAATTACGTAAAGTTTTAGCACCACTGAAATATGCGTTAGCATCTGTTCTAGTAACTAGTAATGGATTTAGTTCTCCACTTGCAAAGTTAGTGTAAACGGTTCTTAGGGTGTTAGCCATTAGTATCCCCTAGTAGTTAATCTGTTTGTGATAAATCTTTTTGTGCTAAGTTTTTTATTTGTTACTTCTTGGCTGTCTGTATTTTTAGCAATAAGCATTTGTCTTTCTGCTTCATCACTAAACTGTTTAATCATAGCTGCATCTCTAGCTACTGATCCAGCAAATCTAGAAGCTAACTTTAATTCTAACGCATCTTTAAAATACGCAGGAAACTCTGACTCATCTTGTCTAAATATATAATCAGCAATTAAAGCTGACTGTGAATCATATCCATTAACAAATACTTTATCTCCATACCTAGCGTATTCAATAGGTACATCAGCGACTGTAATAGTATTTAATTGTAATAAATCTGGTGAGGTAGGTAGCTGATAAGCATATTCATATCTACCTGTAGGTGTTGCAGTTAATAAAGAAAGTTGTTGTTGTTCTGTTGCAAATCTCCATCTATGTCTGCAAAGAATTGATTGAGTAATATTTTCATAAATGTTTGAAGCTACTAATGCTTCTGTTGATCCATCATCAAAAGAAGATATCGGTTGTGCGCCTATAAGAATTAATGCTCTTGCACAAATGTCTACTTTAGTATCTGCCATATTTAAAGGGGGGAATAAATCCCCCCAATATCATTATGCGAGTAATGCAGTTGTTACTGTAGAAGATGTAGCAGCAGATACGATTAAGATATCTACTACGCCATTTGATCCACCACTGTTTACAATGATTACATCACCAGCGTTCAGATCCCCTGTCGCTGATAAAAAGTAATCTGCATCATCAATAGTTCCTATAGCATCTCCGTCAGAGTAGTACCATAAGGAATTGCTATCTCCCATTTGAGAGATCTTCTTTAAAGGGTTTGAAGTTGCGTATGCCATTATTTACTCCTACTCTGCACACTTCTGGATTCTTACACCATCACCATCAATTAGGACTGCTCCCATTGACATATATGAAGTTGTAAGGTGTGCTACTTTCTCAGGGATATAGTTTACTTCAGTTCTTACGTCTGAACCTACACCCATACCTAGAGATGATTTATGGAAAGCAATAGTGTTTCTATCTGAACCAGTTGTTGATAAACCACTAAAACCCATCCACATGAAAGACAACCATCTTTTAGCTGTCATTCCACCTTTGTAAGGTAGATCTGCTTCACCGATATATTCAGCTCTTGAGAACTGATCTATATCTAATAGGTCAGACCACTGTTTTGGACCGACTACCCAGTATCTTTGTCCATCATCTGGCACATCATTGTTACCAAAGATTTCAAAAACATTCTGAGCTTTGTCTAAGTTCATACCAGTAGTTGTACCAGCAGAGTTGTTTGCTAGTGCAGTTGCACCTGCATCAAAAGTATCAGTGATGATTTCGTCAGTCTTACGACCTAGAGCATATGCAGCGTTTTGTGCTACAATGTTTCTCTCATCAATGTTTACTTTTAGTTCGTCTAGTTTGTCTACGTAATCAGCAGCATAAAAGTCTGATAGTGTTGCAGTTACATTTGAGTGAACGGAGTTCATAGCGACAACCTCAGCGTGTCTTGCTTTAGTTGAAGCAGAACCTTTCGCTACTTTTTGGAACTGAACAGTATTTCCTTTTACACCATTGACATTACGTACCATAGGCTTCAATTTTGAACCCATACGTTGATAAGCCATGTGAACTTCAGCTTCAAACTGTTTCACAAATGCTTGATCTATTGTTGCTGTCATTGTGTTTTCCTTTTCATTTATTGTTTATTTCCAAGTTGTCGTCATAAACTTTCACTAAGTTATCCATTACTGGGCAAAGTCCAGTTTAAATCGGCTTGTTGATTCAGATATATTATATTTTTGTCAGCTTTACAAGACAAGATGCAGGAAAACTATTGACATCTGCATAGGTATATGAACCATCATCTTCCTTAATATAACTAGCAAATGTCTTAATTACCCTTTTATTTCTTGTATGTATATATGCTTCAGAAGTAACTAAAACTGGAGATAAAGATTCCATATCTTTTTCACTATGCCAACCACTATCTCCAGTAGGATCTTCCCATATAATTTTATATTTTTTATATGGAAATTTAGCCATATTTCTTTTGATAAAGATTAGTTACCTTTGCTATATATGCTGGATCTTTTGATCCATCTTTCCAATATCTTGGATCTTGCATCATAGATTGTAGATCTCTTTCATCTAGTTCTACATCTACTACAGTATTGGTATTAGGTAATGGCTTGTTTCTAGACAAGCTCATAATTTCTTCTAGAGCTTTAACCCCTTCAGCAGTAGCAGCCATATTGGCAATAGCATTATAGGCATCAGTAGATAAATACTTCTTACTCCAAAGATCAGCAGCTTCAATGCGTTCTTTTGCGTTATCTCCCAATTTGCCCATTTCTTCTTGAAGGTTCGGCAAACCAGCAATTTCATTATTAACAAAAGCCGCCACTCCCTGGTCGAATACTTCCTGTGATAACCCATTATCTTTACAAATTTGTTGCCAAGATTTGACAAGATCTTGTTCTGGATCAACTGTGATTTCAACATCTTCTGGTACTTCTGGTAGCCTTACTTCATAAGATTCAGGAACGCTAGATTTTCTTTGGTTCTCATAATCTTCTTGTACTTGCTTGACAAGATCTTCAGTTCGCATACCAAGTTTCTGCTCCAGAGCTTTGTATGATGCACCCAGTTCTTCAACTTTAATTTCATTTCTTTCTGTATCCCAAAATTTTTCTGGAATATACTCAGGTATCTGAACTTCAGTAGTGTTTTCTTGAGATACCTCTTGTGTTGTTTCTTGTGTTTCTTGTACTTGTTCTTCTGACATTAGACCTCCTTATCAGATTCTATTCTTTTCTTGATGATAAAATATAAATATCTCATTCCTTCAAGATGTCGTAAATGTTCGTTGCTTACATCTTTACCTGCAACTGCATCTACTGTAATGGATCTTAAATAATCCAAAACCTTTTCTCCTATGACAGTACTGAATACTGCTGCCATATCCGAATTAAGTTCTCTTTCTTTTTCTTCTGTACGATAAAATCCATCAATAGATAGATGGCTTCCTTTAGGTTTGTTCTGGAGCTGCTCCCAACTCATTCATTCCTCCTTGCTGTTGCATTACCTGTTGCATCTGTTGTACAACTTGTTGTTGTTCAGCTGCATCTCTAATAATCTTTTCAGGTAAATTCATTTTTTCTGCTAAATATCTAGCTACTTCTTCTTGTTTCACAATAAGGTTTAATACTTGTGGTCCAAATGTTTGACCTAGTGTTGCATTAAATCTATTTACATCAGCAATATCTTGTTCGTTCTGCGCCCTTGATAATGGTGATTCTGGAATAATTTTAATTTCTTTATTGTTCAATGAAGGTAATTCTATTCTACCTTGTTTCTTTAAAATATAAATAACCCTTCTAATTAATGGCATAATAAACTCAGACTGCAATCTTCCAAAGGATGATCCAATCTGTCTAGATAAATCTGCCATTCTTTCAGCTACTTCTGTTGCTGACATAGGTGTACCTTTTGTTGGTCCAAGTGTTTCCATATATAATGCTTTACGAATATTAGATCTCATATCATCTAATACTAACTGTGCCACATCAAATCTACCTGCTCCATTAATAGGAACTAATCCTCTAGATCCTGGAGCTACTGGAATAATTGTTCCAGGCACTAATTGAATGTTATCTGGATTAATAACTCCATCATCTTCTAACTGATAGATACCAGATATATTCATCTGTGCATTTTCTAATATTAGTTCAATCGTTAAGTTTGTTGTCTTAATAGCTGACATAGCATTAAACACTGGTCCACGCCCATATACTTCACCACTAGCCTTGTTCCATCTAAATGTAATAAATGGATTAGAACCTTGTCCTTCAAACTGATCTTCAAATATTATTTGTTCAAAGTCTTTAACACATACTACATAGTCATAAACTTCTTTGTTTGGATCTTTATAGTTTCTCATTGTACCTTCAATCACAGTACATTTAGCATCTCCATCATTTAATATCTTATCTTCTAATGTTTCTAAGTTTGCATCTGGATATAATATTTTAATATCACCTAATCTAATTTGACGTTTTCTATATACACAATCAATCTTGTTATCTGGTCCACCATTTAAATATACGTGTGGTAATGGAATAGAATTAAATATAATTGGGTTAGTAGATGGTCCTTCATTTACTAACATCACACCAGTACCAATAGCTAAGTCCATAAATGATTCATGAACTTCTTGATTAAAGTTAGAAGCATGTAGTACTTCAAATATATAATTAGTTATTTCATCTAACTGTTCATCTACAGCTGGTGCTATATTTGGTGGTATTTCTATACCTGCTTTCAAATTAATCCATCTACCAAATGTAGGAGTAATACCTGCTTGTAATCTTGATGCAAACTCTTGAATACCTACTACAGCTGTTTCATCAAAAATTCTATCTGTTCTTTTTTCTCCAGGAGCTTCATCATAAAATGCTTCTCTGCCTGGCATTGTATATTCATAGGCTTCTTCAAACTTTGGAATCCAATGTGTTTTTAACTGTTCTGCATGACTAAATTTTTTAAGAAATGTTTTTGAATTCATTACTCCAGTATTTGGAGCAGATCTATAATTATAACTATACATTATCTCATTGTTCCACCAAATCCTCTTGTCTTTAATGTGAGGAATGGTCTTTTATCTCCACCACCACTTGCTAATGATGATGCTAATTTTTCTAATCTTATTTTTCTATTATTCTCAACAATATCACTTGGCTGTGCAGTTTCAGTTGTTTCTCTTACAGGTTCACTTCTTTGTTCATCTCTATTTGTAAAAAACTTACTTCCTCTAATTGCATTAAATATTGACATAGTAGGTGTCATTTCAATTAAACCTTTTTCTCTAACCATAGTAGGTTGATTAGATCCATCAGTATATTTTAATGTATTATATCCCATAACACCTCTAGCAATATCTCCACCTAACTGTCTAAGTGTAGGTGCTTGTGCAGTAAGTTGTGGAATCTGTTTTGAAAGAATAGTTCTACCTTGTTCATCTTTCATTCCTGTTCCAACAAAACTAACTCTTTCTACTCCATCAGGACCAGTAAACTTTTTAGCACCTAATACATTTCCTGCTTCTATAGTGCTTAATCCTTTTGCATATTTTTCTACATCAGCTGGTCTACGATATTTAGAACCTACTTCACCAATCTTCTGACCAATAGCTTTAAATGATTTACCTGTTGTTCTTTTAATTGTTTGTGCTTGTTTTTCTGTAGCAGAAGCTAATCCAGTATTACCTGCCATAGCCATTGACTGACCTGGACCCATTCCTCCACCACTACTTCTTGATGCTGATTTTTCTGCTCCCATTATGTTTTTTCACCTTCACCATAAAATCCACGACCACCAGCTCTAGCAAATAAAGATCTTTGACCTAACATTCCAGCAGCAAATCTTTTTTTTCTTTTTTCCATAGCTTCTTCTTGTTCTTTTTTAATACGTTCTTCTTCTTCACGTTTTTCTTTAAGTTCTTTTTCTAGCTCTGGATCACGCTGATATTTTGGTGTTCTCATAAATCCCATTGTTCACAACCTTGTTTCTTTAAATATTTATATAACTGATAAGGGGTAATAATCAACCTATTTATTCCCAGTACTCTCATTATTACAGTAACACAAGAATGTTCTCTTAACCATGCAGCTTGAAATAATCTCCACTTATGGCGAAATGTCTTGCATTTTAATATAACTCCTTTGTTTTGAAGTATATATGCCATCATTCCATCTACTTCAGCACCATCAATAATATTTAAATCTAATCTTCTGTGTATATGTTCTACTACTAACCATTTATCTTTCTTTGGATAATAAGCAAATGCTCCACAGTGAGCCATTCCATTCTTTCGAAACCTATGATACCACTCATGATTTGGTGGATCATAAAAAAATACTAACCACTCCTTCGGAAAATATCCCATTTTTTTCTCCTATTCACTGAACCACGATCAAAAATATTCCAGTTCTTATAAGCATTAGATACTTGAGGTTTAGCTGGACCTACAGTCAATGATCTACCTTCACCAGCACCTAGCATCAGATATTGCAGTGCATCATGTACGTGTGAAAATTTATTCTTATTAGGTTTATCTTCATATCTTTCTCCAGAAGTTTGTATTCTTCTGTAATGATATCCACCTAAGAATCCTTTACGTAAAGACTTACAAGATCTATTTAACAAAAAGCCAGGCTTTCCATCTACCATTCTATTCAATGCAGTTTCTACCGATTCTATTCTGAGTCCTACATCATTAGATGGTGCAGGAAATGCTTGGATGCCTTGTTGTCTAAGTATTTGAAACGGAGTTGTTTCATCTGTCTGCGCTCTAAAATCTCCAGCAGGATCTCCAAATATTTTTAAATCTTTATCAGCACAATGTTTAATAATCTCATGCTTGAGTAATTCACTAAACTTAACTGTACCTATATCAAAACAAACCAGTTCATGGAGTATTAACCATCTACCGTCTGGTAGCTTCTGTCCAAATACAGCAGAAGGTGTTAATCCAAAGTCTAATCCAATGTAAACAGTAACAGGTGCAAAAGGTACTTCTTCATCTGCTAAGTGGACATCTTCTCTAAAGGATGGATAAACTAATTTACCATCTTCGATTGTTCCGAGTTTATTTAAAACATAAACGTCAATCCAAGACTTAGACTTTCCTCTTATGATATTGGGATAGTAATCTGGTGTAACATTTTTAATATTTTCTGCGTCAGCGTTAAGTTCATAACCTTTAATCTTATCGTTTTCTTTCTTTTCAATCATACCTGGAGGCTGTACAAAAAATTTCCAGTTGTCTGGTTTGACTAACATCACAGATTCTTCTTGACTCATATGATCTGGCATAGGAACTTCACCAGACATAATTGACCACCAGTGATCTTCATCAGGTGCGTTGGTATCAGCAATAACACCATACCAAGTAGGTCCACCATCTTTCATTGAAGGAAATCTACCAACACGCATTGTACACGCATCCACAATAGATTTAGGAATTTCTCTTGCTTCGTTAATCCATACACCAGTTAATTCTAAAGACAATAGTTTCTTTACATCTTCTGGTCTATCTAGTGCCAGGAAGATAACTTCTAGTTCTACATCTCCTACATGAATGTTATGGGTAAAAGGAACTGAGTAAGCAAAGTTACCAAATGAATTTTCTGGAAACCAATCTAACCATGTCTTAATAGTCGTTGTCTTTAACTGAGGGTTAGTATTTCTAATAACTGCCCATCTAGATTTACGTTTACCATCTGGACTAGGTTGTTGTTTCAATGCACGTCTAAAAATTTCAATACAACAAGATACAGACTTCCCTGATCCTACTGGACCACGTAATCCTCTAAAGAAGGAATCATCCTTCATAAAGGTTTTAACGATTGTACCTGGAGCTTTATAATTAAGTTCTGTCAAGCAATACCATTATCTACAGATTTTTTAATTAACTTGTAGATAGTTTCTGGTAGCAAGGATTCTATAAATTTATCGGCTTCATGGTCCGAGAATCTTAGATCTTTAGGATAGTGTTTAAAATGTTCCTTCTTTACTATCTTACGAAGTCTTTGACGATCCTCGTAAGATAGCTCCTCTGCGTACCTCATGTTTAATTAAGATTTAGCTTTCTTTTTAGCTGTTGCTGATAGATCTTTAAAATGTACTAAAGGTTTACTAGATGCACTATGATTCTTGCCTGTATGTAGTTTACCATTAGGCATTTTGTGATATGCACCAGTAAATTCTTTACCACTCTTTAAGTAATGCTTTACGCCTTTACCCATTACTTCTTCTTCTTACTAGCCATAATCTTTTTCTTCAAAGCAGGTGGAAGTTTATTTTGTTTTCCTTTTAACTTCTTAGATCCAGCGGCTGGTTTTTTCATTCCATACATTATGATACCCTCCTAAAAGGTTTTGTTTTAGCAGCAATAGATTTAGGTTGTTTGACAAATTGTTTCCCACTCTTACTGCCTTTTCTCTTAGCTCTAGTTGTAGCTGCATATTCACTAGCAGTCAATGACTTGATCGCAGCTTCTGGTAAGTAAC